GTTCATAATAAATTATTTTAATAAAGAAGGCACGACGGCAAACGCCGGCCGTGCCTTGAAACAGAAGTTATGTTTATAAAACAGAGAAGTTTTAACCACCAGGGACGCCAGCAGCTGCAGGAGAAATCAACTGACCTGTAGCGCCGCTAATTTCGCCGTCATCAGTAACCAGCTTGCCCGGATAGAAAGGCAGTGGAACAAGGCTCTCACAAGAAGCCTCTATGCTCGTTTGGTTAGCATCATTTGAACTCTTACCCCACTTCTGCGCGGGCTTCACATTTGTGTGAAAGCCAGGATCACCGATGATGCGTGCCTTGCCGTCGCGTTGAAAAATAACAATGATAACATCATCGTTATTCATCATAGCGATAGTACCAGTTGCCTTTTCAGCAGTGCCAGGGATAGGCAGTGTAGCCTTGTTGTTGAAATGGTAAGAGCCATAAGCACCCACCTGCTCACTTTCAGGCTCCATCTCGTTCGGCATAAGGTCTATGCGATGAAACTTAGCATCAGCAGCGAGGGCAAAGTCGCCGTCATAAACAGCAACCTTATCAATGTCTGTTGCTTCAGCAAAAGGAAGTTTCGGCCACTTCGTTATCTTAGCCTTTTTGATGAAATAAGCCTTTTCAATTGCGCCAGGCATAGACACCTGACCTTGACAATGCTCGACACTTTTATAGATGTCGGCCATATCTGTACAACTTTTAGCCATATTTTTAGAATTTAGAGATTAAATATTAAGCCTTGTACTTTGCAACAAGCAAGCGTTCAGGGCTAATAGACTCAAACTGACAACCGAAGAACATCGTCATGATGAACTGCAGTACAAATGCCTTATGCTTTTCAACTGCAACAGTTTCATCCTCACCCATTTGGTTGAGACCAACAAGCATGTTGTTCTTTGTTGTCAGATGAATGTAGTCAGAACCGCTCTTGTTAGCAAGTGCAACGATTTCGCAACGATTTTCAGAACCCTCGACGAAAGTCTGTTTATACTGCAAGTTGTAAGGGATAGCACCCGTTACAGTCTTGTAGTCATCGTTGTAAGCGTCGAGCACTGAAGGCGGAACGAAAAGCTTGCACTGCTGATCACGCAAGTGTTCATTAGCAGCACGCCAGATCTTCTTCAACGTATCGACAGCATTCGTCGCGTCAATCTTTGTGACATCAAGCTGCAAGAAATTACCCTTACCAGCTGCAATGTTACCAGCCGTGATTTCGTCCGCGGTAATGGTATCAAAGCCGTTAAAAAGTTCAATGGTCTTAGTACCTGTATCTGAGCGCTTAGCCTTCCAAACACTCTTGTACAAGTTTTGGCCCACCTTAGAGGAGAGATAGTTCAGCACTGTTCTTGTGATATCAGTTGTCTTCAACCCCTCACCCTTAGTGAGTGCAGAACCATAAATTGACTGATATACAGAGTTAGGAGAGAAGTTCTTTACTACGCTACCGAAATAGGTGTAAAGCGTACGTGCAACGATGCTTACATCCTCGTCATCCTCTCTATTCTGGTCGTAAGGACCAATTTGCATGTCACCGGTCAATTCGCCAACGGTCTCCGAATAGCGAATACCAGTGCGCACGGTAACATGTTTCAAGAATTCACCGAGTGAAAAAACTGGCATCATCAGAATTTCGCGACGGAAAGAAGCAGCACTCTTAGCAAGTGCTTCAGGAGTAATAGTTACTTTAGCCATGTTTAGAGATCTTTTACAGTGTTGTACATTTCACGAGCTTTGTTGACAAAGCTAAGCTCGTCCTCGTCTTCTACAGTACCAGGAGCGTTATTCTTCGTTTCTGCGCCCGGAGCTTTAGAAAGATTAGATAACTTATCATTCGCTGCAGCAAGGTCAGCATTAGCCTTATCCAGCTGCTTTTGCAAATCGTCCTTGGCTGTGTTAGCAGCATCAAGGTCTTTCTGCAAAGTTCCAAGACGGTCATCGACAGTCTTGATCTGGTCCTGCGTGAGATTGATAGAACCGTCTTCTGCAGGTGAGAAGCCGTCTTTCACATTCAGCAAGTCCATGACATTTTTAAAAATTTTAATCATGTTTTTTACAGAATTAGCGGGATTGTTAGAGAAAAAAGCCTTAACCGCCTCCACCGACTTTTGGATAAACGATTTTGTTGGATTTCCTTTCTCATCAACGACCTCATCAGCAGTAGCTGTAGGGAAAGGAGGTAGACCAAATTCTTGAAATATATTGTTATTAAAATGTTTGCGGATAGAATTAGCTTTACGTGCAGCATCATCATCTTCGCGAATCTTATCAATCAGACCGAATTCAAGCGCATCTGAAGGAGATAGCCACGCAGCCTTTTGCATCTTAGCCATACATTCATCGACCGACTTTCCGTTTTTCTTAGCATAAAGAGAAGCGATGACCTTATCTATCGTATTTAGATCTTCACGTTCTTTTTGAAATTTTGCTATCAGTTCATCAAGCTGCTCCTTGTTAGCAGACTGCCATTCCATTACTGCTGTTGAAGCATTATGAATAAGCATCAAAGAACCATCGACCATATCAACAGACTTTGCGCCCATTGTCAAGAAAGTAGCTGCGCTTGCTGTCATACCAAGAATGTGAATATTCACTTTGCCATGATCCTTAATCATCTGATAGATTTCAAGACCAGCATCTACATAACCACCAGGCGAAGAAACAGCGATATCTACTTCTTCGTCTTGGTGTTCATTCAGGAAGTCACGGACCATTTTAGCGGTCGTTCCTCGCTGACCCGTCCACCAATCAAATGCAACACCTATTTGTCCAGAAATAATGAATTTGTATTCCATATTCGAAAGATTTAGCACAAAGATATAATATATAATATGTGCATAAAAGTACCTATTTTTTAACGAGAGGTGGTTTGTTGACGGATGAGTACGTTAGAGTATAGGTATTCAGTTGACTATCTGAAGGGCTGTCTGGGTGATTTTCAACACGAGTGATGATAGGATAAGGACGCGTATCAGTACCGACGGCGACACTATCTCCTGCAGAAGTATCGCACAACGCAATATATCTCTGTGTGCAGTCAATGTCACATAAGGTTGAAAAAACAAGCTTTGAAGCGAAAGTAACGCAACCATCATCTACCTTAGAAGATACAGATAATGAGGCAGGTGTTTTGAGATGTGACAAAGGCTCAATGTCTGTTTTAAGAGTTAAAGCAACATGAGTGCTGTCAAGTCTGCGATACGAAGTAATATTTTTTACAGGTATCAACGTAATGCGAATAATTGTGTTTAATTTCATATCTGTTTGTGTTTGTTTGAAAAAGTACGTAACTGTATGTATTCGTTGTGAGTGTTCGCGCGCGAAAAAAAAGCAGTATAACGTAGATTTATTTTATTGTTAAAAAATCAAAAAGGACTTTCATGCCTGTTTTTTTCGGTCAGATCTATATTATTTTTAATATACGCATTTCGCAATCGGTACCACCGCTGACGAATTGTATCGGCATAATCAATAGCAATACCATGCTGCTCACACCACGCATAGATAGCCGTCATCATATTACAACCTATATCGCTCATATCGCCGAGCTCTTTCCACAACGCGCGTTTGAAAAGATACTCGCAACATTCCGCTACAGCCTTTTTTCCTCGTGGAGTTAAATAGTTATAATAGCGTGCAGGCTTGGTACATGAGTCTGGAATAGAAATAGCTGTAAGTCCGTCCTCTTCGACATCAGGAGCCTTATCTTCAGGACGGCGCATAACAAAATGATGAATAGTCGAATTTTCGGGTCCTTTGTCGGGGAAGACTGCAGGAGTACCGAAATCGTGTTGAATGAACTGCTGAACAAAAGGTTTAAGTTTGATGTAGACATTGAAATCGCTCATAATTAGGATATTTAATGTCGCAAATATAGTAAAAAAAAGCGTATGTTATACACAAAGCAAGTCGTTTTTCCTCGTATAAAAAGAAAACGACTTGTTATACAAGGATATAGTTTTTTGCTACACACAGCACACACACCTACACACAAAATTATAAGTTACTGATATTCAATACATTATAAATTTATTTATAGATGAATAATGTGTGTAATCTCTATATTTGTGTGTAAATAGAGTAAAATAGCTATAAAAACAGTGCTTGTGTGTGTAAATGTGTGTAAGATGTGTGTAAATGTGGTCCTTGTAACTCATTGATAATCAGCGTGTGTGTGAGTGTGTGTGCCGTGTGTAATTCGTTGTTTTTTCAATCGGAAAGACGAAACACACACAAGCAAAAAAAGAGGGACCCCCGGTTTCAAACCCCCCCCCCCCCCCAATTTTTTTTATAATATA